TCAAAAGCCCAAAGCGTCCGCAAAGGCTTCAACGGACTCTTCTTCAAGCTCTTTAAATGAATGACCGTAGGTGGTTAAAATCATTTCAGGCGTGTTTCCGAGGCGATCAGAGATCACTTTTACTGGTATCCTCTTACCAATAAGAATCGTCGCGTGAGTATGCCTTAGGCCATGAACTGTTATTCTTTTTAAATTATCTTTCTTTGTTACCCGATCAATTGCACTTCTAAGTAAAGTATGGGAAACAGGTTCTGTTGTTGATTTGTTTATGAAAATAAAATCATCTTCTGATAAGCGTTTCCCGAAGGATAGCATTAACTCTTTGCACCATTTACGGTATAATTTTAACTGAGCGGTCAGTTCTCCAATTACTTTTATAGTGCGGTAACTATTTTTCGTTTTTGGAGGACGTACTCCCTTGGTGTCCCTGGTTCGGTTCACTGATACCGTCATGGCCTCAAAGTTAATATCATTCCATTTCAACCCCATACACTCACCTTTCCTCATACCGGTGAGCGCTAATAGCAAGACCATTGTATAGTTTGTGATATTTTCATGTCGCTCAAAGGCTTCAAGAAATTTCTTCAATTCAGAGGCAGTGTAAAAATTCTCACTTTCTTTTTTGGGTTGAGGTATGCTTATTTTATTAAACCTATTTCTTCGAAGAATTTCAGTATCTACTGCCGCATTTATGGTGGTTTTAAACAAGGCATGATAATGTCTAACGCTGCCCGGACTGTGGCTGTTGAGTAGCTTGTTTATAAATAGCCTTTTGTAAGTCACTTTATCTAATTTGAGTAACTTTATTTTGCCAAGCAATGGCTTAAAGATCGTTTCAATAATTAAGGCCCTATTTTCGCGTGTAGATATTCCCCATTGATTTTTATTTGTTTCGTACCAAATATCAAGCCATTCACTTATAGTTAAATTTTCATTTTCAACTTCTTTTATGTCACCGTTTAAAATAGACGTCTTAACTTCCAGTAAGGCTCTATATGCTTCGTTCTCGCTTTTGAATCCTTGTTTTGACTTCTCACGCCGTTTTCCAAAAGCATCATAATAGCGGTAACGATACAACCAACGTTTTTCCTCTTTCGCGTTGAAGTAATAATATAAATCGTCGTCTTTTTCTGTTTTATACATTTTCATTTTTAACAGCCCTTTCCATCGTGGACAGACGCATAAAAGGGGCTAAGTCTATTTTGGGATCACCTCCTTAAAATTCCTCAAACATTTCTATTACGCCAAGAGGTTGAAAACAGACAGTTAATCCGTTCTCCTCTTTATATAACCCGTATTCTTCAATATATCTTTTCAAAGCTTCTTCTAAAAAATGTTCAGTTACGTTTAAAAACTCAGCCAATTCATACCGGCTTCTTATCCCTGCTTTTTGAGCTTCGATAATTTTAGTCAGAGGGACTAATTTTTTGTAAGCCCAATTTCTGGCCCGTTTTTCTTGTTTTCGGCTATCCAGTCTTTTCAGGTCCAAAATTTCTCCATAAGAGGTGAAATGATGTCCTAATTCTTCGGCAAGAGTGCAACCTTTTTCAATTAATGATTGTTTTCTATTAATACAAATTATGCTACTACTATAAAGACCCTTTAACTTTGTTGGCATAAACCTTTCAACAACTTCTATTCTGTGGTGGTATGCCTCTACCAATAGATGATCATAAATCAAACCAAATACACCTCTTATTTTTTCTCTCTCTTTAAGCGTACGAAGTCTTTAAATCGTTCTATCTCTTCTAACTCTTCTTCTGTCCATTCTTCACCGTCGTGATGAGCAGCTATGGTTTCAATATGAAAATCAGATCTTCCGAGTAAATAATCGACGGATACATTAAAGTAATCCGCTACCTTTTGGACTTTGTCTACACCGGGAGTTTTTTCATCCCATCTTCGAATTGTACCGTTTGATAATTTAGTTTTTCTTTCTAGCTCGGCTAAAGAGATTTTTTTATCCTTTGCCAAGTTTTTAATCCTTTCAACTATAGTCATATCAACCATCCTTGAATGGGCATATGAAAACAATTTAAACTATATGCTATTTTATTGTTGACAAATAGCATATATTCTAATAAACTGAGTTCATAAGCTACTTATTTAGCTTTTCGGACACCACAAAACAAGGCCTGTAGACCACGTTCCCCAACGTATTAGGCTGTAATTGTAGGTTTATTCGCTATGATTGAATATTAGCATATATCCTAATTTCAGTCAACGGAAAAAGCTAAATAATTAGCTGAAAAATACAATAGAGGTGTTATGAATGGAATTGAATTTTGGAAAGCAGGTTAAAACCTGGTTAATTCTTAATGACATGCAGCAAAAGGATTTAGCACAAATGCTAAATATCTCGAATGCCTACTTGTCAGATATTTTGTTAGGTAAGCGGCAGGGAAAGAAAGTACGTGAAAAAATCGTCAAAATTGTAAAGGAGAGAGGGGCGTCTTGGCTTGCCGACTCTTAAATTTGATGTTGCTGTCAATGAAACGGAGATTCGCGATTACATCAATCAACAATTAGATCAAGCCATGAGGGAATCACTTTTTGTATGGGATATTGAAACCATGTCTAAAAGAACCTGCATGAGCAAAAGCTTCTTGGAAAATGAGTTTTTGCATGATCCGAGAATGAAATTGATTGAGCGTCGAAAGGAAAAAGGCAAACGGTTTTGGTTCTATGAAGAATCTAAACAAGTTATGAAAGACATAATGGACGAATGGTAAACAAAAGCGTGGACAGACGCATTTAAATAAAAACTGGAGGCTGACTATTTTGAAAAGACGTAAAATTCTAGGAATTTCATTGTTCTTTTTTGGTTTTGAAATGAGCCTGACAGCTCAGTGTAAGCGGGAAGCAGTAAAACGTGATACAGAGCAGCAGGGCCACCATTGGAAAGAGTATCTGAAAGGAGCAAAGGCATGAATTTAAATCAGCTTTCAAAATCAGATAAGAAATTGACGCAACGTAAAATTTCCGCTGCTCAATTTTTATTAAACGAGTTACTTCCGGCCGAGACTGAGGATTGCAACTTTGAGGAATGCGTTGATCTTTGTCTATCGGCTGCTGAAATGTTTAAGGAAGTCAACCAGATGCACCATCCTGCACAATTACATGAAATTGCGTCCCGTTTTTCAGAAAGAGGGATAGATGTTTCGGTTGTGACAAGGGGGCTGACAAGTGAATACATCTAATTCAGCTTCGCCACAAATCAACAATATATGGCCGGAAGATGAAAAGTCGAGAGATTTCATATCACTTCAGGTGAAAATGGTATTCTGTTCACCGCCGCTTACGTGAATCAGTTTAATCAGATGGAACGGCACTTAAAAACGGATTATTCGCAATTAAGTCCACACCTTCAACAAATGATACGTTTTGAACAAAGACAAAATGAACAAGATCAGCGATTAAGTAAGCTTGAAAATAACTGGCAAATAGATTCTTTTCAGCAAAACGTAATTCAGAAACAAATACGCAAACGTGTATATGAAATACGTGACAATTACGACAACAGCGAGATAGGTACACGCCGACTTTTTGCAGGCATTCACCGCAATTTTAGAGACGCGTTCGCCGTCCCTTCGTACAGGGATTTACGCAAACTCGATTTTGAGGACGCTAAAGCATGGATTAAATCATGGAGACCGCTATTTTAGGAGGAATGGAAAATGAATACATTTGAATTTTATAGTCGTGTTAAAGCATTAAAAGTGGAAGTTAACCATGTTTCTACAGAGTTTCAGGGCTTTATTCTGAATGCAAACCAAGTCCTTCAAGATGGCCTTGATCGCATAGCAGAATCGAATTTGACGCATTTGTTTGCCGGTGCATCAGCGGGGGATATCCCTGAGAAGGTTCTTCACGATCTGAGTAATTTTTTCGATGTGGATAAGATTACGGCTGTGTCAAAATATAGCCCTTATAACACTTTAGTTTGGGTTAAGCGGCTGCAACGCAAGTTAAACGATTGGAACAAGATCACCCTTAAATATCAAAAGCGCCTTTGGGCCATATTGAATGATGTTGAGAGCTTAGAAACCTATCAAGCTATGGGGAATAAATGGCGGGCTGAGACCAACGAAATAAAGCAAGAAATTAAAAAAGCTTTAAATTATAGAATTTCTTATCAAGAGAAACTCAAAACATATCTATGTATGTCAATGGGTTACTGGAAAATGAAAAAGAATGATTTTCTATCTCTTCTGTCTATTGACCATAGCAAAGAAAGAGCAGCAGAAATGCGAAACATAATTGATAATATGCCGGATGAAATAGACTTTGATAGATTCATGCTTGAGGTTTTTGTGAAAAATATAGAGTTACCAGAGGATGATATTTTCTTTGATATTTTCTATAACGCTGTAATGGATCGAATCATAAGCGGGGAGATTGATACTTCAAAAATAATTCATGAGGTTATAAATGAACCGATCCCAGTGTATAAAGCCGAAAAAGATGAATTCGGCCGCATTGTCTATATGGAGAGGGATCGGCCAAACCTCACATTACTTTAAGATGTGTGAGTCAAAACTCACAGCCAAGAAAGAGTGTTGCAGCACTTTTTCTTGATTTATTTGAATAGACAATACCACGACTTAACTAAAATATCAATCTTATAAATTAAATTCGAGGAGAGTTCAATTATGAAATTAATGGGTGCGCCTACTAAAATAGCTGCTATTGGTGAACAGATCGGAGCGGACATAAATAAAACGACTGTATGCGGAAAGTATTATGATGCCGGCATGGTGACCATGCTCAAATTGGTAGCAACGAAGGTATTGCATGATCCATTAGACAGTGACAAAGAGAGTATTGAATGGTCACAAAAAACAACCAAAGCAAATGACCGAATGAACGATCTTTATGCAGTGTTAAGCGAGAAACTGCCGGCAGATTTAAAACCACTTTTACAGGACTTTGATGAGGCTTATTCAACAAAATCAGCATATGAAAGCGAGGACGCTTTTATATCAGGGTTTATTGCCGGTTTCGGCTATCTCATGGGAGAAGTGGCTTATAGTGATGAATTGAATTTTTACAAGTAAGCAAGGTGATTCTAATGATTGGTTGGATAAAGCTTCATAGGAGTGTTCAAGATCACTGGATTTATCAAGAGAAAAGGAAGTTTTCTAAATATGAAGCTTGGCTCGATTTACTCATGATGGCCAGTCATAAAGATAATAAATTCGTTCTAGGAAATGAGCTTTATGAGGTTAAGAGAGGTCAATTTATTTCCTCAATACGTAAACTTGGTGAGCGTTGGTCATGGTCTAATACCAAGGTAACGCAATTTCTCGATCTGTTACGGAAAGATAAAATGATTGATTTTAAAAAAGACACCAAAAAAACGCTTATAACCATTGTGAATTATGGGGTTTACCATGATTCAGAGGAAGAAAAAAAGACAGTGATCGAACACGAAAACGACACGAAAGCGACACAAAAACACACAATCAAGAATGATAAGAATGTAAAGAATGAAAAGAATATAAAACCTTCTCGTCTCAAATATGAAATTTGCGACATGGAGAATGCAGAATATCTGTTTAAAGAAATTTTCAAAAATAATCCAGATGCTAAAAAGCCTAATCTGGAAAAATGGGCAAATGAATTTAGGTTAATCCGAGAAAGAGACAAGCGGACAGATAAACAAATCAAATACTTAATCAATTGGTCACAACAAGATAGCTTTTGGAAAACAAATATACTTAGCCCGGCCAGTCTTAGAAAACAGTTTGATAGGCTTGTCACCAAAATTAAAAGCGATAAAGAGCAGGAAAGGGCAAACAAGGCACCGCAGTTAAACGAAGAGGAGTTTGATTTGGATGATTAAAAAACAAACTTTTGAAATCATGGCGCTCATAAAACAATACTTTGAGCATTTTGAAATTACTCAAAATAAAGTTGATTCGTGGCATGAGTTGCTACAGGATGCCGATTACGAACAAGTACGAAACACTCTCATTAATTTTTGCAAAAGAAGTAAGTTTCCGCCCAAGGTTGCTGACTTGCTGAATGAAAAAAATGTCATCGTTGACAGGATCAATGCGATACCTTCCATAGAAGAGACAAAGGACTATCTTGCAAGTTTGTCAGCTCCCGCTGAACAAACGGAAGAGGAACGAGCACAGATTGAGAAGTCAAAAGCGGAAATCAGAAAAATCTTAGGAATCGGTGAATGAAAATGAACGCAAATGCTTTTCTATACAACACAGATGCGGAGCAAACCTTTTTAGGGGCGCTCCTTATTGAACCTGAATTAATAAAAGACTGCCGCACAAAGCCACTTCATTTATCCCAAGCAAAGCATAAAAACCTATTATCGGCGATGTTAGAGCTGGACACAAAAGGAACGCCTATAGATTTGGTTTCAATCACGGAACATATCGGCCGGGACAACTTAGGGAGCATCGGCGGCCATCAGTATTTATCGGCCTTGGCTTCTTCTGTCCCGACTACTGCAAACATTGGATTCTATGAAAAAATCATTTTTGAGTATTGGCAAAGGCGGGAAATGGGGAAAATTGCGGAAGAAATTAAAAAGAATACAGCAAATGACGATCCGTCCGCTGTCATCCAATCTACTATATCCGATTTAATGCACTTAGAAGACACCACAGGAGACGAAGAGGACGGGGGAATACAAAACGACCTGTTAGACATTTATGAAGAGCTGGTGGAGCCTAAAGGGGAAATTACGGGTATGCGGAGCGGGTTCACAGAATTAGATCGGATGACGTCGGGTTTTCAAAAGCAAGAATTAGTGATTATTGCCGCTCGTCCGTCTGTAGGGAAAACCGCTTTTTGTTTAAACGTTGCTCAGAATTTCATGGCAAGCCCTCTGAATAATAATAAAGGCGGGGCTGTAGGTATTTTCTCGCTTGAAATGTCACGCAAACAGCTATTAAAGAGAATGACATCCAGCCTTGGGAATATTAACGCTCATGCGATGCGCACCGGCAATTTAACGGCAAATGATTGGAACCGGCTTTCACAAGCAAACGGGGTTCTCGGCTCCGCTGATCTTAGGATATTTGACCGTCCGGGCGTCACAGTTAATGAAATATGGTCGAAGGTAAGGAAAATGAAACGTGAATTTCCAAACCAAGATATTTTAATCATTATTGATTATCTGCAATTAATATCAGGATCGGCAAAGCACGGCGGCAACAGAACACAAGAAATCGGAGAGATCAGCCGAATGTTAAAACACATGGCCCGCGAATTGGATATCTGCGTTATTGCCCTCAGCCAGCTTTCACGTGCCGTTGAGCAAAGACAAGATAAACGCCCGATGATGTCAGATATAAGAGAATCAGGACAAATTGAACAGGATGCGGATGTCATTGGGTTTCTTTACCGGGATGATTATTACGACAAGGAAAGCGAGAGGCAAAATATCATTGAGATCATTATAGGCAAGCAGCGAAACGGCCCGGTCGGAACTGTTTCATTGGCGTTCATCAAAGAATACGGCCTTTTTGTGAACTTGGAGCGAGGAATTGACGGTTAGAGAATGGTATGAAGAAGCGCTCCGCCATAATTATTATTCTCTTATCCTGCTTATCGAATTTTTGGTATATGAGAAGAAAACGCTACGGCTGCAGGATTCAGAAGACGCGCTCAATTTTTACTTGCAAGAGAAATTTCACGATAGGATGAACGCTCATTTGCTTGCTTACGAGCGGCAAAAGCAAAAAGGGAAACCGACGAACGTTTCAGGATCCAATGGGCTTTATATATTCGGGTTTTGTGATAGCAGCATGGGGAGGAAACAATAATGAGTAACTTTTTTGAGGAATCGGTAAAGAGATTGACAACGGAGGGTTGTATTTCCTACTTACGGATATTAAACAAAGGATCGGTGATGCTCATTTATCTGAGAACCGGGACTATTTACAACAACAACAGCAAAGAGCGGATATTGTCAAAAAGGAAATTGACAGCCGCTCTGCTGCCGATAAAAATAAATAATTTGAAAGGAAGGCAACCATTTGAGACTAATCAAATTAGACTCTATAATAGAGAAGGATAAACTTATAATTGACATGGCAAAGCATGAAAATTTTGCGGTCATTGTTTCAAATGGAGAAGCAAAGATGACCCCGCTTCCTGAACATGGAGAAACAAAAATTGTTACGAGCAAAGGAAAAGTAACCCGCGTTAAGTGGGATGAAGGTGAATTGTTTAACTGAATAAGTCCAAGACGGAAAGCCTGCGGACACTGATCATTGTACGGATGAAAATCTGTACTTTGGTTGGTGTCCGTTTTTTGTTTTTCGGGAGAGCAGGCAAAGAAATGCTGATAAAGACATACAGGAGGAAATCTGAGAGTTTTTTACGGATGTTGCGAAGGTTTGAAGAAAGGCGTTTAAATTGATTCTGAGGGATTTTTTCTTGAAATGTGTATACTACCATTCAACGTGAATTAAATCTTATTATATAGACTGTGAGACGCCTTATATTTGATGAAATAAATGCTATAAACCTTCGGTTTCAGGAGGTTGGTTGTGTTAAACTAGTAGAGGCAATACACACTGATTTGGGGAGGAAACAATGACTATAAGTGTAATCGTGTTAGTTATTGCTGCCGTTTTTATTGGTGCGTTAATACGTGCAACATTTGGTTTTGGAGAGGCTGTTGTCAGTATGCCATTACTTGCACTATTACCAATAGATTTGCATACGTCAATTTCTTTAGTTGGTCTAGCTGGACTTATAGTAGCCTTATTTACAGCTATTTCAGGGTGGCGTTATATTGATCGTCCTGCCTTAATTCGATTAGTAATTGGTGCTCTTATTGGAATTCCAATTGGTATTTTATTTATTGTTAATGTACCCGCAAGTATAATTACTGTTGGACTTGGTTTATTCTTAATTATGTATGGTTCCTATTCCTTTGTTAAATTATTGTACGCAAAGAATAATGTAAAACCTAGATTCAAGGCAAATTTCTGGTCGTTACCAGTAGGGATTATATCTGGTATCATGGGTAGCGCTTATAATACACACGGTGTGCCGGTTGTTGTTTATGGAACTTTACGACGTTGGGAACCTCGTCGTTTTCGGGGGACTTTACAAGCCCATTTTTTAATTTCAGGAGTTTTTGTTGTAGTTGGTCAAGCTCTTGGAGGATTATGGACAGAAGACCTTTTGCTTTTATTTGTTTTATCGTTACCAACTATTGTTATTGCAGCTTTGTTAGGGGTTTTTTTACATCGTCGCATTCCTAACGATAAGTTCGAACGCTATGTATTTCTTCTTATTGTACTACTTGGCACCCTATTACTAATTAACCCAGCATGAAATTAATATTATTTCATAGGCGGAATTTGGATTCAATAAGAAGCAAGGGGAGTCAACTGGGGAAAATAATTGAATACGTCCAAGACGGAAAGCCTGCGGACACTGAACCTACAGCAATAGCGCTGTTTGTTCGGTGTCCTTTTTTATTTGATTTAGATATTAGACACACAGAGTAGGAGGAGAAACATGCAGGATTTAATTATCGAGTATAAAAGGTCGTTAAAAGAAGCGAGAAAGATGTATAGGGCATTCTCGAAAACACCGGAAATTGATATGACAGCTGAACAAAAGAACGATAAAAAGATCATTGGCAGTATGATCAGTGATATTGAATTTACACTAGAATGGTTGCAGAACGGAAGACAACCAGGCGCACGCCGGGGAGCTGACAGAAGGGACGTCTACCAAAGAACGATTCTGGCTGATCCTCGAATCATTGATGCATTGCCAGAAGAATATGCGATCAATCAGGAGTCAGAAGGAGAGGTAAGCGACTGGGATAAAGAAAGAATTGCAGATGCCCTATCCGTGCTTACTGAAAGAGAGAAGGACATATTCATCATGCACACAGTGCAAAACCTGTCTTACGAAGAGATCGCACAGCTGCTGGACATAAAAAAAGGAACGGTTCAAAAGAATATTGAACGTTCCCGATTGAAAATGAAAAATAAAGCAGAACACAGCCTATTCTGTTTAGCGTGAGAGCTATTTTTAATTTTGTAAAATATTGATATAATATGAAAGGAGGGATTTAGGTTGTCTATAGATTGGTCGACGATAGGAATTAATATTTTAACTAGTGGTATAGTTGCAATTGTATTTACTGGATCAACAAATTATGTGTTACAAAAAAAGAACAGGAGAGATTCCATCCTACAAGAAAAAGGATATGAACTAATTGACAAAATACATGCCATCAATGCAAAAAGGTTTGAAGTATCAACTTATATGTTGCTTTTTCATAATATCCCAAGAGAAAAGTTAATGGAACTATGGACTGATTATACTAAAAAATGTCGTGAGTTTGAAATTGAAGTTGGCAAATATTCAATATTTTTCAATAAAAAAATAAGACTTAAATTAGCTGAATTCTTAGAGTATTTAAAAGAAGTTGAAAAAGCACTTGATTACAATATAAACCCTGATAACAGTCCGCTTATGTATGTTGTTAACCATAGTAATATAAACAATGATATATGTGACCAAATAATTAACTTAATAAAGAAAAAAATAACCTGATTTTTGAGGTAGGATATTTAATATGAAAAGCATCTACTTCTGGAAGGTACTTTTTTGTCTTACGACTGCCACCTATTTATTGAAGGGCACTTTCGTTCGACAAATTTTCCAAGTGGTTCCCTTGTTACACTCCTTATCCCGATAATTAGGTGGGAGGTGATGAAATGTCATTGGCTAACCATTTAATAAATAGAAAAATTGCAGAAATCACAGCTGAATTAAATTCTATTAGAGGTAACACCAATATATTAATTACCTCCGATAGAAGAGATCTCGAGAAATTAATGGAAAGCTACTACTGGGCATCTGAAGAAGTCCAAATCATATTAAAAAAAATGTTAAAAGAAAATCCACCTGAAATTTTACAAGAGGCTTACAATGCTATATGTGATGCATTAATTGGAATTATTACAGGTATTGAAATAGTCGCTCGTTCTATTGATGTGAAAAATTCTAGAATTAATGGTGAATTAAAAACAATTGGTGAACAAATTATAGATAAAGATTTTAAAATTCTTAAAGATAACATTAGTGCCTGCTAATAAGAAGCATCCTTCGGGGTGCTTTTTTGTTTTACGACTGCACCTATATGTTTCGTTCGACAAATTCTGCAAATGGTTTTTTTGTGCATCTCCTTATCCGATAATAAGGTGGGAGGGATTTAAAATGGATCAAGAAATAGAAGAAAGACTTTTAAGTTTAAAGTTAAAGAAAAAAGAACAATGGTACTGTGATTTTTGTGGGGAGATAATCGAAAGTGATAGAGATGGAATGCTTGAATGGGATTCTTTTTTAGAGCGAGATCATACTGCATTAAATGCTGAAAACTTTAGAATAGTTCATAATAGGGCCGTCAAACAATGTCAGCCAAGAAACAATGATGCTAACTTATCAGATGGGCATTTACACTGGTATACTGGTCCTGGAGGACTTTCTGAATTATTAACAATAAAACATAGATATAATTTGGATCTAGTTAAATTTGACGAAATTATAAGAAGATTACACGTAGACTATTATGAAGAAGCAAGACAGTATTTTCATAAGTCTAGGGAAAATGGTGATGAATTCGACTTATATGAAATAGGTGACTATTCTCAGGACGCACTTAAAACAATTATAAAAAAATATGGGGAAAAGAAATGGTAGACGCTTTCGTTTAGAAGGCGTTTTTTTATATTCTCTGTAAACTGCTTCCGGAAATCTCAGGATAGACTATTGGCGGTTAACGGCTTGAGTACAGTGGCAGTTTAGAGAGAATAAACTTTAAAGAGAATCGTTCGACAAATTTTGCAAAACATTTCCTTTTTCTCCTTAAAAGCCGATAATTAGATTATTATCACAGTGAATGGAGAGAGGTTATGAATTACAATGAAAAGACTTGCTTTATTGTAACACCAATTGGTGGAGACAATACGGATGTAAGAAGATCAGCAGAAGGAGCAATTGATGCAGTAATTATTCCGCTTCTAACAAAGCTAGGATTTGATAGGGAAAATATAAATGTTGCTCATCGTATGTCTCAATCAGGTTCTATTAATAAACAGTTGATTACTAGAATATTAGAAGATGATTTAGTAATAGTTAATTTAACAGAATTGAACCCTAACGTAATGTATGAATTAGCAGTTAGACATGCAGTTAGAAAACCTGTAGTGCAAATTTGTGAGCATGGCACTGATTTACCTTTTGATATTAATGATGAAAGAACTATGTTTTATACAAATGATATGACGGGTGTATTAGAGCTTAAGGAAAATTTGTTACCACTAATTAAAACAGCATTGGAAGAAGAAGAGATTGATAATCCAATTTATCGTGCGATAACAAGTTCAACTATTCTAAAGGATGTTCAGGTAACTGATTCTGAAAAATATCTAGTTGAAAGACTCGATTTATTTGAAGAAAGAATTGCAAAAACATTAAATGAGAGTCGGTATAATAATAATATTAATTTTAACACTGGAAAGATATTTACATATTCATATAATTTTAAAGCAACGGAGGATTTTAGTACATTAGAGTTAGAAAGGCGATTATTTGACAAAAATTCAATTAAATCTGTGCAAATTAGAAATATAACCGAAGATCTTTATTTAATGAAGATAGCTACATACATTGATATTTCCCCAAATCATTTGAAAAGAGTAATTAAGAATACTACAGGGGTGGAAATAGAATGGGTAGAAAGATCACTCGCAAAAAACAAATTTTGATAAAGCATCCTATGGGATGCTTTTTTATATTCTCTGTAAACTGCTTCCGGTAAATCTCAGGATAGACTATCGGCGGTTAACGGCTTGAGTTCGGTGGCAGTTTAGAAAGAATATGAAGGAGGGATAAGCTTTGCCAAAAGATCAATTAATAGACGGATCAAAGTATTTCACATTAGGATTGCCGCAGAGGTGCGCTGAGCTGCCGACGGGCGTTATTTCTCTAGGGTATGGTATTGCACAATCACTAAAAGAATTCGAGGGTATATCAATGAACGAGATGGACATGCCGTCTGATAAGAAGGGGAATAAGTAATGAAGAAAGCTCTAAAGCCCTGCAATGAACCCGGCTGTCCCAACCTGACGCGAGAGGGCTACTGCGAACAGCATAAGCGAACCAAGCCGACCTATGATCAATACAGGGAATCAGCTGCCAAACGGGGGTATAACAGCAAGTGGAGGCAGGCACGCGCTGGCTTCCTGTCCAAGCATCCGTTATGTGCTGCCTGTATGATGCAAGGCAGAAGAACACCTGCGACAGTGGTGGACCATATTGTTCCTCATAAAGGCGACATGAAACTATTCTGGGATTCAAGTAAATGGCAGCCTCTCTGCGGGCCATGCCATAGCCGGAAGACAGCGAAGGAGGATGGAGGATTTGGGAACAGAACATCAAACATGCATGTGTGATCAATGTGGAACCATGCTTCTTATTAAAGGTTGTTCAAAGATCAGGAAGCATGACAACGGAATCAAAGAACATTACATCAAGTGTCCTCGCTGCAAGACTGAGTACACATCCTACTATACAAACGAGGACATCAGACGAATGCAACAAAGAATAAGAAAGCTATTTACTCTTCGTCGGAGTATGACAAAGGAATCAGCGCTTGATCTATACACAAAGAAAATTGAAGCAGCACAAAAGGAAATACAAGCTGCTATGGACAAACTCAAGAAGGAGATGGACGTCCCCCCACCCGTAAATCCCTAAAGGACGTTTGCTGGAGACCGCGCTCCCCTCCCCATTTTGAAAAATTCCCTAAATGAAAATTCGGAAGGAGGTGAGGGAATGGCTAGACCGCGGCAACCTGTTGACTTGCTACTGGTGAAAGGCAAGAAAAACTTGACAAAGCAAGAGATTGAGGAGCGTCGAGCACAGGAAGTAAAGGCACCAAACGACAAAGTAAAAGCTCCATCATATTTGCCAAAAGACTTAAAAAGAGAGTTTAAAAAGATAGCGGACGAGCTGAAAAACATCGGGATTATGACCAATTTAGATGTTGATGCGCTCGCCCGTTTTTTATATGCACGTAAACTTTACATCGAGATCACTGATCAATTGCTTGAACAGGGACCAATGAAAACAATAATCGTCAAGGACCTTGATCAAGACGGAAACATTATTGGGGAACATGAAAAACAAGTCACAAATGATGACTATTCCGAGCTATTAATTAATCAAGACAAGCTGTTCAAACAATGCCGGCAAGCTTCCAGTGATCTAGGGCTGACCATTTCCTCTCGCTGTAAACTTGTTATCCCGAAAAAAGATGATGGGAAACCGAAGTCAAAAGAGGAAGAACGGTTCGGGGGCCGCATGTAATGCAAGAGATTACAGCCGAAATTCTCATTGAACGGGTTTGGTCATATGCTGAGAAAATTCGTTCCGGGGAAATAAAGGCAGGCAAAAAGCATAAATGGGCTGTAGAGCGATTTTTTAAAGATGTTGACCGGCTCGCAGAAGATGACTGCCCTTATTACTTTGATGCTGAAGCTGTTGTGGATTTTTATGAATGGTCACGACAATTTAATCATGTCGAAGGTATACTTGCAGGGCAGCCGATTGAATTAACAGACTTTCAGCTTTTTATTGCGGCCAACATATACGGATTCTATAAAAAAGAAAATGGCGCCCGCCGGTTCAGGAAAGCTTATATCCAGTTGGCACGTAAAAATGCGAAATCGCAATTTTTAGCTTTAATAGCGTCGTATGAGATTTTCCCGACACAAGAAAAACACCGGGTATTTATCGCAGGCTGGTCCCGCGAACAATCAGACGAAGTATATCAAGCAATTCTTGAGCAGCTGCATCACGCGCCGATACTCAAAGGGAAATATACCTCTGCTAATGGCCGCGTGAAAAAATATAAAACAAACTCTATTATCCAGCCTCTTTCCCGTGAGGCCCGGAAGCTCGGGGATGGTAAAAACCCATCATTGGGAATTGTGGATGAATACCACGCACATGAAACAAGTGAGATTTACGACGTCCTGGACAGCGGGATGGTCGCCCGGCGCAGTCCGTTAATGGCCGTTATTACGACAGCGGGTTTCAACATGGAGCGGCCATGCTTTAAGGAATATCAATATACGAGTAAAATTCTTGATCCAGACATTGACACGGAGAATGATGATTATTTTGTTATGATCTGTGAACTGGACCCGGAAGATGACATAAAAGATGAATCAAACTGGATCAAGGCGAATCCGATTGTGGCAACGTACCCCGAGGGGATGGAGTCATTACGTTCTGCTTTAAAAGTGGCTCTTGAAGTGCCTGAAAAGATGCGCAGTTTCCTAACCAAAAATATGAACCGATGGGTTGACCAGAAGGACAATGGTTATATGAATATGACAAAATGGCGCGCTTGCAGCGGGGAAATTCCTGATCTGCAAGGACTGCCCGTTTATTTGGGCCTTGATTTATCAATGACAACAGACTTAACCTCCGTTGGATATGTGGCCGTGCAAGACGGCTTTTTCTATGTCGGTCAACATTCCTTTATGCCTGAAGCCCGAGCCAAAGAAAAAACGGCGACGGATAAAGTGCCATATGATTTGTGGAGAGAGATGGGATTTATCACTTATACGTCTGGCGAAGCAGTTGACTATCAATTAGTCGAACAGTGGATCATTGAATTTATCCATAAAAACCGTTTTCGGCCACAAGAGACAGCATATGACAAGTGGAATGCTCTTCATTTAGCGCAACGGCTTGAATCAAAAGGGCATACAATGGTGGAACTGCCGCAGAGGATCAATCATCTTTCATTGCCAACAAAAAGCTTCCGAGAAAAGGTATTTGAAAGAAAAGTCGTGCATGGTGATGATCCGGTTTTAACATGGGCAATTAATAACGCAATTATGAAAATGGACCCACAAGAGAATATCATGCTGGATAAAGCAAAATCACCGCAGAGAATTGACCCTATTGCGGCTGTTATAAATGCTTATGCCAGAGCGATGTATCACGACACAAACCATAGAGTAGATTTAAATAATCACTTCGGCTCTGGGAATTTCAGTTTTTAGGATGTGAGAAAATGAAAAAAGTCAGGAAAAAGATCAAAGCTTTTTTTAAGTGGGATTTTCACCACAGGTATATGAAAGCCCTGCTTTCTTTTTTCTGCTTGATATTAAATGATCTGCTGTTTATGGTGGGAGCCGCCTTTATCCTGACAGCTGTCTATAGATGGAGTACAAACATCGGTCTTATTCTGACGGGTGTCTTTTTAATGTTTTATGCGTACCTCATATCAAAGAAAGCGAGGTGATATAAATGCTGCTTGAACGAATGTTTGAGAAACGTTCTGACTCATCGGATGATAGGGAAGGTTTTAATAATATCCTTCTTAACATGTTTGGCGGCCGGAAAACAGCGAGCGGCGAAAGAGTGAGTGAAAGCAACTCACTTGTGCAGCCAGACATATTTGCATGTGTCAATGTATTGTCGGATGACATTGCGAAACTGCCGATTCACACATATAAAAGAACGGACGGCGGTATAGAGCGGAAACCCGAGCACATGTCCGCGCATGCTGTTTATGCTCGGCCGAATCCTTACATGACAGCCTTCACATGGAAAAAGCTCATGATGACTCATGTTCTGACTTGGGGAATGCATATTCCTATATTCAATTCGGACCACATGGTTACCCGGAAGCGCTCTTCCCATTACGCCCTGATTTCACGAATGCATACGTTCATCCAACAACAGGCATGCTGTGGTATCAAACTGTGATAAACGGAAAAGCCGTTGAATTATATGATTACGAAGTGCTGCATTTTAAAGGGCTTTCGACTGACGGAATACACGGTAAATCACCTATTGGCGTTGTGCGGGAGCATATCGGGGCGCAAGCGGCTGCCACAAAATATAACGCCAAACTGTACAAGAACGAGGCAACTCCTCGGGGGATATTGAAAGTCCCGGCGTTCCTGGATGAAAAACCAAAAGAGAACGTGCGCAAAGAGTGGAAACGGGTGAATCAAGGTGAAAATATCGCCATTATAGATAACGGACTGGAATATCAATCTATTTCCATGCCTCTGCAAGAAGCTCAATTCGTTGAGTCTATGAAGTTTAACAAAGCACAGATTTCCATGATTTATAAAGTGCCGTTGCATAAGCTGAACGAATTGGATAAAGCAACATTTTCAAATATTGAACATCAGTCCATTGAATATGTCAGAAACACGCTGCAGCCGTGGATTGTGAATTTTGAACAAGAACTAAACGTTAAATTGTTCTTAGATCACGATCAGAAAAGCGGCCATTACGTGAAATTCAATATAGACAGCGAGCTGCGCGGCGACAGTAAGACGCAGGCAGAGTATTTGAAAACACTGCATGAAACAGGAGTGCTGAATAAAGACGAAATCAGAGAATTGCTTGAACGCAACCCTATTGAAAACGGCGACAAGTATATCTCCAGCTTAAACTATGTGTTCCTCGATTTTGTGGAAGAATATCAGCGGCTTAAAGCTGGCGGCGCCATGAAGGGGGTGACAACAAGAATGAAGGATAAAGAGGTTCGGCATTTGACGACGCCGATTGAGCTGCGTTCCGAAGGTGAGGGGCAGAGTGAATATATCGAAGGGTACGCTCTCAAATTCGAAAAATGGTCAGAACGCTTGGGATGGTTTAAAGAGATAATCAGCAGAACAGCCCTTGACTCAGCTGACATGTCTAACGTCATCGCCCTTTTCAATCATAAGCAGGATTTTCCCTTAGCGAGAAATACCGTTTCCGAGGATACTGGCCGTCTTGAATTAGAAATAGACGGGATAGGCCTCAAATTCCGATTTAAGCCCTCAGACACGTCATATGCGCGTGATTTAATAAAGAATGTCCGGAGCGGTGTGATCAATCAATGCTCTTTTGCTTTTTCACTTGATTATGGGGATGCTGAGGCAGATGAATGGCGTATCAATGAAGATGAGGACATTTACGAGCGACGAATTAATAAAATCAATCGTATTTTTGACATTTCGCTCGTAACTACGCCTGCTTACAGCGATACTGAGGCGGTTGTAGGTGCCCGCAGTTTAGAAAAGGTTGAGAAGCTGAAAGAAAGACGTAATTCATCAGATGAAGCGTTAAAAATGGAATTGGAACTATTAGGCCTTGTACTCCCGGAGTAAGGTCTTTTTTAGTTCAGAAAACAAGGAGGAAATGATTTTATGCCAATGCAAATGAGCAAAAAGGAAATCGCATTAAGACAACAGTTTACTGAAAAGAAGCAGCAAGCAGACAAGGCGCTGCAGGAGGGCAATACCGATGAAGCGCGTGCATTGCTCGATGAAGTGAAACAGCTAAAAAATCAAATTGACTTGATGGCCGAAGGACGTTCACTTGATGTCCCGGATTTACCGGGCGGTATGCACTTTGTGCCCGAGCAAGAGCGCAACCCAGAAGGCAGGGCCGGCGATACAGGGGTAAAAGAAGAACGACAAAAAATGTTCACTCATGCTTTCATGAAATCCCTCCGCGGCAAACGCTTAACGGAGGAAGAGCGCGATCTGTTTGAAAGTGAAGAGTTTCGCGCGATGTCCGGTAAAAATGAAGAAGACGGCGGCATTCTAATTCCGGAAGATATTTCGAGAACTATCAAGGAATTGAAACGGGAACAGGAGCATCAGCTTGAACAATATGTAACTGTTGAGCCAGTTGCTACCCGTTCAGGTACACGTATGCTTGAAAAAAACAGTGACATGACGCCGTTTGCCGTCTTAGAAGAGATGGACGAAATTGCGGAGACAGATCAGCCGAAGTTTACTAAGCTTCCATACAATATTATTGATTATGCTGGCATCCTGCCTTTATCAAATACACTTTTGCAAGATACCGACCAGGCTATTATGTCTTATGTCGCAAGATGGTTTGTAAAGAAATCAATCACGACGCGGAATGCTTTAATTCTTTCAATCCTTGATTCTTTGAAAAAGGTTCAATTCAAGGGCTTGGATAACATTAAAAAGACACTTAACGTAACCCTTGATCCTGCTATCTCTGCCGGAGCTATTATCATGACGAACCAAGACGGTTTTGATTATCTTGATCAACTGAAAGACGGAGATGGAAAGTATCTCTTGAAGGATATTCCAACTGAACCAACAAACAAAATGCTGTTCGGCCGCCGTGTCGTGGTTATTTCGAATAAAGTCCTCAAAACAGTCTCTGGGAAAGCGCCAATGATTATTGGTGACTTGAAGGAGGCTATCGTTTTATTTGACCGTCAGCAGCAATCTATTGCTTCTACTGATGTTGGAGCTGGCGCCTTTGAAACGAACACAACAAAAGTACGTGCTATTGAGCGAGAGGATGTAAGACTGTGGGATTCAGAAGCCGTTGTATACGGTCAATTAACACTCGCTGACGCGTAAAAGGAGGGGCACCATGCGTATAACAAAAAACTACACCGCCGACGGGGGAAATCGTACCGTCATCGGCGGTGTTTTAGAAATTGCCGGGGCAAGGTCATTAAAGATGGACAAGAGGTCAGTTTAGGCGGCGGCAACCAATCTGAACCAGGACCCGGAAGCGTAACCAATGAAATGCTGGCGGATAAGTCGGTCCACAGCAGAAATATCGGCACCGGCAGTGTAATGGAAGAACATTTAAATTCATCTATTTTAGATCGGCTTAGGGCTATTGAAGAAAAATTGAAAGAGCTTGGCGGTTCTGAGTCTGATGGAAAAACGGAATAAAAAATAAAAGGAAAAGGATGAGTACAAATGGCTGAAGATTATTTATACGAAAGTGCGGGAGTCAAAACTTCATCTGAAAAAGGAAAAGACGGCAAAGCGATAACGCCGGTCTATCTCAAAGAAAACAGCGAAGAAAATCCTCTTTTTGTAAAAGGGTTGCAGGGTGAAAAAGGAGACAAAGGAGACAAAGGCGATACCGGTAAACAAGGTCCTCAAGGAGAACCGGGTGAAACTGGCCCTCAGGGACCAAAAGGCGAAAAGGGGGAACCCGGAGAACAGGGTCCACAGGGTGAACCGGGACCGGTCGGACCAAAGGGCGATACTGGCGAGCAAGGTCCGCAAGGTGAGAAAGGAGACAAGGGTGATCCGGCTGTTATTGAAGAGGGCAGCATTACCAATGAAAAACTCGCTGAGAAAGCTGTTCGGAGTAAAAACATTGGTACTGGCAGCGTAATGCCGGAGCATTTAAACAGTGAAATAACAAAAGTGCTTGATGAACTGAAACAAAAAATCAATGGCCTTGAAAGTGAAGTAGCTGCTTTAAAAGGGACAGAAGAAGAACCGACGGAATAAGGCGGGTCCTAAATGGAGTTAGAGGCTATTAAAAACTATTTAAAAGTCGAGCATGAAGAAGATGACCGCCAGCTCTTGAACCAAATAGCGGCGGCCAAAAGCTATATCATCAATGGAATAGGCAGATATATTGAAGGACATCCGCAATTTGAGCTGGTACTTCAAATGCTCGTACAACATTGGTATGAAAACAAAGGGATATATGAGTCCGGGGCACCGGCTCGTCTATCCCTTTTACTGCTGAAAATATATTGACGCAGCTGCGTTATACATCTGTGGAGGAGCAAGAAAATGAGAAAAAAGATCAGCGAACTCCGACATCGCTTGACCATTCAAAAGAAAACCCAGATACAGGATGAGGAATTAAATTGGATTGATATGTATGTGGACTTATTCACGGTGTGGGGAGCTGTTGAGGGGTCTGGTTCTCTCGGAAACAATGAAACCATGATTGCAGGCGCCTTGGGGGTTAAGTCGCCCAAAAAAATCACGGTACGTTACCGGAAGGATATAAAACAGGATATGCGAATTGTTGAACGCTTCCCTAAAGATAAGACAGAGCGCGTCTTCGATATTTTGGATACTAACGATCCAGAGGATCGAGAGGAAGAGCTTGAGATTCTTTGTCAGGAGGTGGGGATCAATGGCTGATATGAGCTTTGACGGTATAGACGATTTAACGCAGTATTTTGAAAAAATCGGCGGAGATGTTGAAAAGGTGGAACCCGTAGCACTAAAAGCCGGCGGTGAACTTATCGCTGAACGGCAGCGTGCTCATGTTAACCGGAGTGATAAGAAACAGGCCCATATGCAGGATAACATTACAGTCTCCAATGTAAGAGGAACCAAGGACGGGGAGAAATTTGTTGCTGTTGGTCCGAATTTAAAAGTAGCGTTCCGTGGGAAATTCTTAGAGTGGGGAACTTCTAAAATGCCGCCGCATCCGTTCATAGAAAAAGGCGGAGAAGAAGGGAAGGGGCCTGCTGTGGAATTAATGGAGCGGATACTTACGGCGCCAATCAAATGACAAACTCGCCTAAAATTGAACTGGTGAGCACACTTAATTCTAGTGCTCTGTTAAAAGAACTGGCCCCCGGCGGAATACACAACCTTGTTGCAAATGATGTCAGTGCATTTCCAAGAGTGGTATTTTCGGAGATCCAAGACGCTGATGCGGATTTTGCAGACAACAAGGTCTATTCATTTGAGGTGCGTTATCAGATCAGTATTTTTACTCAAGCGAGCACCCGCGGCAATGAAACGACAATTGCTGCCGAAATAGACAGGCTTATGCGAGAAATCGGATACAGTCGATACGATTCACAAGATTTATACGAAACGGATACAAAGGTTTTTCATAAGGCCAGACGTTATAGAAAAACCTATTTTGAGGAGGAAAAATAGATGGGGAAAGTATTATCCGGATTGGATATGTTCCATATTGCAGAAGTGCTAATAGACACAAAAGACGAACTGAAATTCTCTGCTCCTGAAGAATTACCGGGCGCAGTTAACATGAAAATTGATCCTAAATCAGAGCAAGAGGTTTTTTATGCTGATAACGTTGCGTATGCTACTGTTAATAGTTTAGGTGACATTGACGGTGATATGGAAGTGGCGGATTTGCCTCTTGATATGCAGTCAAGGATTTTCGGTAAACAGGTGGAGAAGGGCATTCATTTTTCAAGCGCCGATGATAAAACGTTGGAAATCGCTCTTGGCTTCCGTGCCAAGCTTTCCACTGGTGGTTATCGGTACTATTGGGTACTTAAAGGAACGCCGGAATTAGTACCGGTTGAGCATAAGACGGACGAAGGAAAGGCCACACCGCAAACTGCACAGGTGAAAATTAAATTCATGCCTCTTACTAATGTGAAAGACGGTAAGCGCAGGTGGGATGCAAAAGCAGAAGAAGGAAACGGTGTAAACGCTGAGACATGGTTCAAGCAAGTGGTTTATAACGCGGATAGCTTTGCATCTAGTGGGAATGACACTGTGATTGACGTAGGTAAATAAACGAATCTGAGCGCTTTAAAGCGCTCTTTTTTTATGAATAAAAAGGAGGAATTAATGTGGAATCTTTAGCAATCACATTAAAAATTGACGGGAAAGACAAAAAGTTTGTGACACCAGATTTCATTTCCGGAAAATTGTTTCGTAGTGCAGCAGTTATTGCAGAGGACTTTGAATCTAATGATAATGACAGACTGTTCACTGAGAAACAAAATGAATTTGTATGTAATGTTTTTGGAAATAAATTTACGCTTGATGATTTTGAAAATGGGATTGATTCCCGTGTAGCTGCAAGAACTATTTATGCTACTGCAAACTATGTTTTAGGCAACATTGCAGAAGCAAGCGCAATTTTGAACCCGGATCAGGATTTAGACGGTGAAGAGCCGGGGGAGTAAGTTTGTCCGAGGCTGTAATGGATATGTATAACGCCTTGGAAGAGATGGGGTTCACCCAGAATCAAATTGACGACATGGACATTGTCTATCATCTCAAGAGATTGTCTCGCAGAAAAGAAAAAGTAAATCACCCTGAAACTAAGAGAGATGAACCCTTGTATATTGACCAATTTCTCGGATAAGGAGGTGCCCGATTGAGCAAAGACATAAAGGTCAAACTGTATTCGAATTCGTCTGAGTTTAAAAAAGAAATGAGCGCCTGTGCTGTTCAGATGAAGAATTTGAAGTCGGAATTTGAAAAAAACCGTACGGCAGTGGGTGTGTGGGGAAACGAATTAAAAACTGCTCAAGTAACCGAAAAATCATTAACACAACAATTGGAAACTCATAAACGCAGAGTAAAGGCTCTTGAAAAAGCTTACGCAGACTCAGCGATAAAAAAAGGGAAAGATACAAAAGAAACGCAAACCCTTGCCCGTCGTTTAAATTATGCTACAACACAGATGAACAAGACGCAAAACGCGCTAAATAGCACGACTCAGAAGATAAAAGCGTTAGAAGAGGCGGCGAAAAGAGCCTCTTCCCGTGTTCGGATCATGGGCGAACGAATGGATTCAATTGGCGGAAAAATGCGCTCCGTTGGTTCGTCAGTTGCTATGACATCGGGTATTGCCTTTGGCGGCTTAGCCATGGTCATGAAAGATGCTGTTCAGGTCGGTATTGACTTTGAAAAGCAAATGAGTAAGGTTAAGGCCATTTCTGGCGGATCGGCGGCAGAGGTCTCAAAATTGAGAGAGCAAGCAAAAGAACTCGGTGCAACCACTGTCTTCACAGCAAGTCAAGCAGCGGATGCACAGGGTTTTTTGGCGATGGCCGGGTTTAAAGTAAATGACATTTACGATGCAATGCCGGGTATGCTCAGCCTTGCGGCGGCCGGTCAATTGGAATTAGGTGCAGCCGCAGATATTACATCAAACATCATGTCTGCATTTGCACTGAAAGCAAAAGAGTCAGGGCACGCCTCGGATGTCATAGCGTACGCCGCAGCTAACGCAAATACAAACGTCGAACAGATGGGCGAAGCTATGAAATTCTTGGCACCGAATGCCAATTCTCTTGGTTGGGGTATGGAGGAATCAGCGGCCGCCATTATGGCATTTGGTGATGCAGGATTACAGGGTTCAATCGCTGGTCAAGCTTTTGGTACTTCCTTGATTCGTCTTGCTACACCGGCAAGAAAAGCACAAAAAGAGATAGATAGACTAGGTTTTGAGTTTTTCGACGCTGCCGGAAATATGAAAAGCCTTCCTAAAGTAGTAGCTGAAATGGAAAAAGGCATGAAAGGCATGACGAAAGAGCAGCAGGCGGCCACATTAAAAACTATTGTCGGGGCTGAGGCCTATAAACATTGGGCTATCCTTCTTCAAAAAGGATCTAAAGCACTTGGTGACAATACAAAAGAGCTTGAGAAATCAGACGGCGCAGCCAAGAAAATGGCTGATACAATGCTTGATAATGCGCACGGCAGCATTGTTGCTTTTCAATCGGCATTAGAAGGTGCCAAAATCAATCTAACAGAAGGGCTTTTACCGGCGCTTGGTGATTTGGCTGACAAAGGAACTGGGATCATTTCAACATTTAACAAAATGGATTCGAGTACAGTTCAAACGATTGGGAAGACAGCACTATTGGCTACAGGTATTTTAGGTGTGACAACAGCAGTTGCTGTGCTAACGGCTGGTGTTGGAGCTCTTTTGGCATTTACCGGACCGGTCGGCCTTGCAATTGTCGGAGGGACAGCGCTGCTTGGCGGCATCACAGTTGCTACTTACGCTTACTCGGAGCAATTGAAGAACCAGAAGAAGAAGCAAGAAGAAGCCCGAGAATCCGCCTTGCTTTATGGTGATGGTGTTTCTAAGGCAACTCAAAAATCTGCTTCTGCTTATGTGGATTTAAGAGAAAAGGCAGAACTGCAGCTATTTGAGTTAACTAGGGTATCTGGTTCAGAAGCCAATAAGATGGCTACAAATTTAGTTCGAACGTATTCTAATATGCGAGATGAACTAATTCAGGAACTTGAAACGCTTAAAAAAGATGTTTTAGTCGTTTTTAATGCTATTTTTGAGGACACCGATAAAGAAACACAAAAAGTCGGTGAAAAGGCAGCAAATAGGATAGTCGGGGATATTGATAAGGATATACAAACAGCCAGAGAAAAACTAAAAGATTTAGAACAACTCAGGAAAGAAACTAATTTTGATACCTCAAAAATGAATGCCTCACAACAGAAAAGATTTAAAGAAGGCCTTGCATTTTTTGAAGAGTCGACAATGAAATTTGCGGCCAATCAAAAAGAAGCTTTGGCTATGCAAAAAGCTGTAACCGAGCAGCAAGGGCAACTTTCTTTTAAACAGGCAAAAGAATATAACGATAAGATCAAAAAAGTTTCTGATGACGGCAAAAAAGCCGCAAAAGAAGATTATGAGTACATGACGGATGTGATAGAGAAGCTATACGCCCAAGGGATAATAAAAACAGCCAAAGAAAGAGATACTTACCTAAATAAGCTTGAAGCAATACGCCAAGAATCTCTTGCTAAAAATACAGCATCATACGAAGAAAATTCTCGCGCGCTTTTTTCAAAGATGGCCAGAGACGGCAAGCTGCTTGATTTAGAAACTAACAAGGCCTTTGAGAGACAAGAAAAGTTTATTGCCACCTCAGCGGGGCTGGTAAGCGCTGGTGACGAATCGCAAGCCGAATATCAAGAACGGTGGGCCAAGAAACAAATTGAGTTTCTTCAAGAAATAGGGAACAACAAAGAGCAAGCGATTGAGGCCGTACAAAAGACTTTAGAAGAGTTTTACCAAGGCATGGGGGATTCCGAAGATGAAGCCCGTGAAAAAGCAAGTGAAATGGTCGCTAATGTTGAAGGCGAATTAGATAAGCCGACAAGTGCTGAGCAGTCAGGGAAGAAAGTTGTCGCTGACTTTGCCGCGGGTTTGAAGCAGTCCACGCCGTCAGTAGTAGGTGAGGGGACAGTTTTACAGCAAGCCCTTAACAATTCGCTGTCCGCTGATAATGCCACGCCCGCCCAAGCCGGCCAGAACAAAGGGAATGCTTTTAAAACCGGTTTTAATTCTACAAAGAGCACCAATGTTCAAAGTGGTTCAGTCTTACGCCAAGCTGTGTTGAGCGAACTCAATAAGGGTGGCGGACAGGCCAATTCAGCTGGTCAGAATAAGGGGAATAAACATAAATCGGGTTTAACCTCAACTACAGGCGCTAATACTTCGGCGGCTGGCTCGCTTAGTTCATCTGTGACAAAAAGTTTAGCTAAAACCACAGACGGAGGAGGGGGTAAAAAGGCTGGTACTGATTTAGTCAAAGGAGTCAACAGTCAAAAAGGAAATGCAAGTAGTGCCGGTAAGAATGTCTCTAATAGCGCAAAGACTGGCTTGAAAAGCGCTAAAACACATAGCGTAGGTCAAGACTTTGCAACGGGGTTTATTAACGGCATGGGTTCTAAGAATGGGTCGATTGTTAGCGCTGCATGGAACCTTGGTAAAGCTGCATTAAGCACGTTAAAGAAATCCATTGACTCTCATTCACCATCAAAACTGACACAATCAGAAGGCCATAACTTCTCAGATGGTTTTGCAATCGGTATACAGAATAAAGCAAAAGCAGCCAAACAGAGTGCCGTATCCATGGCTCGGACCACAATGGGTTCTTTTAAACAAGAATTGAGTCAAATGGCGTTTGATATAAAAGGCGCGGCCGATCAATTAATTTCAATGAAATCCGAGCTTGTTGTACGAAATGAAGTGGACACGCCTTCCTTAAATCAAAAACTTGATGCATTAATCACTCTGCTTTCTCAAAACTTCACAGGTGGAGAGGCGAACCCTACACCAACAAATACAGGGCCGATTAGAATATATCCTGCACCGGTGAACATAGATGGGCAGCAGATAGCCAATATCATTTTTGAAAAAGGTGACGGCACAATATTAGATCAAAAGAGCGGGGATCGGTACAACCAGAATGCCTATAAAGGCGGTGTAAGATCATAATGTTGGATTTATATATAGATTTTAATAACGGCATGGGGGAGCAGAGCCTAACAGGCATACTCCCCCGTTTTAAGGTGCGCAGCTTCACGGCCGACGCTCCTAATATTGATCGTGAAACAACAACACTTTCGAGGATAAACGGCTTAGTATTGCCGCAGCATCCACGGGACGTTGTATATAAGGAGAGAGGCATTAAGGTTGAATTTCTGATTGATTCTGTAATTGCCGAAACATTTTATCAGAATCGGCATGAGCTTTATTCATTGTTAGTGCAGCCGTTTCCCTATTATATCTCGACGGACCTCCTGCCTAATCGGCGGTTCCTTGTTACGTGTGACGGGAATTTTTCTATCCCTAAGGACAAACAGAAAAATCATGCCACATTTACAGTGGATTTCACGGACATTCTGGGGCTTGCCGAGTCGAAATATACCTCTTCTACCATCCAGAATTTCAATGGAGAGCACTGGAGTCCCGGCATGGGAATCCTGCGGAGAGATGATCTTGAATACCATTTCAAGAATAAAAAGCGATTCAGTGTATACAATCCCGGCGGCGCCGCGGTCAACACTCTGCAGCATGATTATAATGTCTTTCTGTGGGCGAAAGGAAAGAATGTCACAATTTTGAACCGGACGAACGGCGAAAAGTTAAAAATTGAGCAGGAGCTTAAACGCTCTCAAAAAGTCGCATTCATAAAACAGTACACCGTAATCGGGGAAAAACGTCTGAAAACGTCCGGCCGTCTTCCTACACTGGATGTAGGATGGAACGATTTTGAGATTTTGAATTCAGATGACTTTGAAATTCTGTTTGATACTCGTTTTTATTATAAGTAAAGGAGGGATGACATGGCTGCAGCTGACTTTATAAAGAGTCTGGTGCCGGGCGCGCAGAAGGTACGAAAAAAATATAACGTCCTTGCCAGCCTTGTCATTGCTCAAGGCTGTCTGGAAAGTGGGTTTGGCACCAGCGGCCTCTCCAAACAAGCTTACAATTTGTTTGGGATAAAGGGAACATATAACGGGAAATACGTGTTGATGTGGACCAGCGAGCAGGACAAATACGGGAACGTTGTTAGGGTAAAGGCAAAATTCAGAAAGTACCCATCTTACGCTGAGAGTTTGGCCGATCTGGGAAGCTTATATAATCGCCTTGATCGGTATAAAGCAGTTGTGGGTGAAACGGATTATAAAAAAGCATGCCGCGCCGTTCAAAAAGCTGGCTACGCTACAGACATCAACTATGCTCATAAATTAATTACTATGATTGAACAGTATAAGTTGATGCAATACGATGACACATCAGAACTTCCGAATGAGCCTGATGATCCAGAAACTCCCGATATCCCAGATGAGGAGCCGAGCTTCCCGAGCAAAGAATATGCAGGTAAAGACATTCCACTTAATAAAAGACTGCCGTCAGATGTGGACTTTCCTCAGCTTCACGTTTCCACGAAAGACGGCAAGGATGTTGTAGAAGTAACAAACGTGATTGTTGATTTAACAGATGATACCACAGGGAAGAAAAGTTTTACCTTTACAATCACAAAAACACAGAGCAACGGGACTGAATTCGATCTGCTGGTCAATGACAATATTCTTTACATTGACGAAAGGAAATTCAAACAACAAAAATACTATATTACAGATGTAGACTTGAAGCAGTCTAAAAACGTCCTGACTAAAACAATTACCGCCAATCATATTTTTACTGTTCTTCTTGCTGAGAATAGAGTGGATGACACTGTGACGAAGAAAATGACGGTTAAAGAGGCCTTTGATATTGCGTTAAAAGGCACTGACTTTTCGTATGTGTTGGAAGAACCTGAAAGCAAATTCGGAACTGCTGAAGAAGAGAACTTCGGGGATAAAAACTCTACCGAACTCACAGATCAGATCGTGAAGGATTATGAATTAGAACTTGATGTTGATAATTATAAAATTCATGTCTATAAGAAAATGGGTAAAGAGATTCCTTTCACACTTGACTCTCGTTATAATATGCCGGGCATCAATATCAAAACCAACTCACAAAACTGTTCTACCCGCGCATGGGGGTACGGCGCGATGTCTAAAGACAGTAAGAGCACAGACAAAAAGCCAAAATATGAATTTGAGCCGATCTTATACATCCATCCAGAGGAAAAGAAATTCCTGCGGGAAGGTAAGCCGAAGTGGGCTGACCCGATCAGAGATGAAACCATTAAAAAGCCGGGCAGTATGGTATCTGCGCTAAAAAAACATGTTAATCCATATCCGGAAACAGTCGTCAGTGTAGATTACCAATATGTATACGAACCGAGATTACTCAAAATCGAAAAGCCATTCTGGAAAGGTGATACCCTTCACATCTTGGCCGACACAGCAGACGGCACGACTTATGAGGATGATGTACGGCTCTTAACAATTCAATACAATCCGTTGAACCCATACAGCAGTCCTAAGCTTACCTTCGCCAATTTCAGAAAAGACATACAAGATATTGCGGTGAATCAGGCGAAGAAGCTGAGAGAACAAAAACGATATATTGATCAGATACTTACAACGCTTAGATGAGCGTTTTTTATTTTGCCTAAAAGGAGTGAACACAGGTGCTGAGGTTGAAAAAAAATTATGATACCACTAAAAATTCTCGTTATGAGGCTGAGCTGTCTGGTGATATGGAAGCTATTGAGAGTGGAGTAAACGGCGTTGAAAGTGAAATTACCCGCCACAAGAAAGCTGACACAGCGCATACGTCTGAACAAATTGATCACGGCGGGTTTTCTTTGCGTACTTATATTGACGGCCTCTATAATCGGGTGCGTAATCTCATTCTTAATGCTGACGGGACAAATGTAAAAGAAGTTGTGGATGCCCGTGTAGACGCTGAGGGAGATATAGCTCCACTGCTAAAAGAACGGCTGGACAGAGAATACAACAAGCTCAATCGAAAGATTAATAGAATTGTCAACGTAGACGATTACGGGGCCGATCCTACAGGCGAAACAGATAGCTCAGATGCTTTTAAAAAAGCAGCTGGAAATGGTAAGGTGCGGCTTAATTTATCTGCTGGCATATACGTTATCAAGGGTGTCAAACTTCCGTCATGGACATACCTTATCGGACAGGGGAAAGGCGTCACCATATTAAAGCTTCATGAGGATACGCCGGCAAGCGAATGGGTTGTCACGAATGCTGATCATGCGAAAGGCAACCGAAATATAGTTGTGGAAGGTATGACACTTGACTGGAATCCGGATCGTCAGGGCGGCGTAGGAGCGACTGGCGGGGTGAATTCAAGCTGCCTTCTTTTTGCACAGGTGAAATTTGGTATTGTACGTGATGTTGAAGGCATAAATCCGGGGCTGCATTGTTTTGATGTTTCAGCGCCTTCATACGACATAACAGCAAAGGATTACACGGCAACCGGAAGCAAATATATTTGGATTGATCAGTGTGTCGGCTCGGGCTACGGCGATGACGGCATTACGACCCATTACAGCGAATATATTTTCATCACAAACAATGTGATGACCAATCCACGCGGCACTGCACACCGTAAAGGAGGAGCCAATTCAAACGGTATTGAAGTGGATGATGGTTCAAAGCATGTCTGGGTTGTAGATAATTATACAGAGGGGAATGTTCGGGGCGTAGAGGTAAAAGCTCATAAGGAATGGCCGGCACCTTGTGACGTTCATATACGCGGTCATGAATCCTATCGTGACGTTCGCTCTTATGATTTGCGGCATATTGACCATCATCTTGCAAAAGACCCTTGGAGCGAGACAGCGCGCGATGTGACGTTAGTAGACTGTACATCTCGGGAACCCGTCTTTAACTCTCTTTATGAAGGGTTAGCTCCGAAAGCTCTTGTGGTTTCAGCATACCAGCGTGTTCAGATTATCGGTTTTAAAGCGATTGGTGATCCGACGTATGATTACAAAGATGGCTCAATCATTGCCTTCCAGTACAAGAGCAGGAAGATAACTGTGAATAACTTGCATATTTCGGGATTTAAAAAGGCTGAATATGACATCCATATTACCGGCGGCGATCAGATGACTGATGATGTATTTATCTCTGATTTCGTTATTCATGATTCAGCAAGAAATGGCATCGGGGTAGGGGGCGGCGTTTACAATGTCAACTTGTTAAATGGTATCTTGCACGTGGCAAGCGGCACGGCTGGAATCACAGCCACGAACACCCAAACCAATATTTTTCTTGTCAGAGCTTACGGCTATAAAGACGCAGCTGTTATTTCCGGGCAGAAGCATTCAGTGGTCCCGAATAACGTCAAGGGAGGCTTTCGGGCAGCTTCTGGGTCCGGCCATGCACTTACAAAATACAGCGCAATCATTGCGTGTACGGGGGCCTCTTATGCGAAGGGTGAGCGCAATGTGCTTGCAGGGAATGCCGGCGGCTCTTCCACAGAAGGCTCACGCAACGGCGTTATGTTTTCATATGACTCTCATACAACAGGAGACGGGGCGTCTTCCGGTGTCATGTTCTCTAAGGCCACAAAGAATAGTAAATCTTACACTATGGTTTTAGGCCACGGAAATGGCAAAGCATCGGAGGCGAATAAAAAAATAGAATTAAACGCAAAGGCTGGAACAGTGCGGTCTACCGGCGCCATCGAAAGCGTATCTAATTTAAAAGACTTGGCCGAGTATTTTGAATCGGCTGACGGAGCAAAGGTCGAGGCGTCTTATCTTGTTGCGTTAGAAGGGGACAAAATTCGAAAAGCACGAGAAGGCGACAAGATACTTGGTGTCGTTTCCAAGACTGCCGGCGTTGTGCTTGGCGGTGCTGCTTTCTATTGGAATGACCGTTTTCTCCGTGATGAGTTTGGCGGGATTATCTACCGGGAAGTATTCGACGGTGACGACATCATTATGATACCGGCTGAGAATCCGAATTACGACCCAGACGCAGAGTACAAGCCGCGAGAGGAACGGGACGAGTGGCACGTCATCGGCCTGATCGGTCAAGTTTTCGTACGAATCGACGAAACGATAACAGTCGGCGACAGTGTTTCAGCAGTTGACGGTATTGCGACTAAGGCAGAAAGCGGCGGTTACGGAACCGTTATGAGGATTGAAACACCGTACGATGCGAAAAAAGGGTATGGCGTGGCTCAAATGATGGTTACGCCGCAGCACTAAGGAGGGAATAAAGCGATGTATAAAACGGGCGGCGTGCCAATCGACATTAATACAAACCCAGTCAATAGCCGAACCACAAATATACAATTCATGACACAAGACACGGGCAGCGCGAAGCTGTTTTTTTCATTTACAAAGGATGGCGTACCGTTGCCTCTGTCAGCCGTAGACGCAAAAATCGTTTTACTATATGCTGACGGATCGTTTTATAAAAAGAGTCTTACGCTTATAGACAAAGTCAATGGTACGGCTGAATATATTCTGTCTAATAAGGAATTGAAGCATTGTGGAGAAGTAAAAGCCGAAATCAAATTATATTACACAAATGGACAAGCACTGGCAACTTCCCTTTTCACCTTCTCTATCGCCAAGACATTAGAGGATCAGAATATTATTCCGACAGCTGACTATTACATTGACGATTTTGAAACGCTGAGAAACGGGATAAATCAAACCGTCAAAGAAATCAGCCAAACCGTTGAGGAGTTACGGGAAAAATTTGCCGATCTGGAAGCCATTGAAACGAAAAAGGGCGCGCAGGAGAAGGCGGATGATGCAGAGCAACACGCCAAGGCTTATACGGATGAACATGCGAATGATAAAGAGAAGCATATTACAACTAACGAGAGAAAGGCGTGGGATGCAAAGGAAACGCCAACCGGCGCCCAAGAGAAAGTAAACATCCATGCGAAGGATGAAGGAAAGCACATTACTGTAGCTGAACGGAAGGCATGGAACGGCAAGGAAACAGTGGAGGGAGCACAAGCCAAAGTCAATACTCACGCCAATAACACGGACATTCACGTTACAGCCGAAGATCAAGCTCATTGGGATGATACGGTCCGACAGTTCAAAGCCCATAATTATAACCAAGATCGACATATATCTGCAGCTGAACGGAAGGTATGGAACGGAAGTGTTAGTTACGCAAACATAACCTTGAAAAATGGGGCTGTCGCCGGGACGCGTACACCAATTTATGCAAAGTGGGGGCCGTTTTTAATCTTGCGCGGCCATGTGAAAACAGAACCGGAAATCATATTCGGCTCTATCCCCGCTGCATACGTACCGACAGGCGGTGCCGTCGTTTCTATCGCACTCAGCGGAACAGGCGGAACAGCTAATCTGATTGTCTATGATAATGGGGATTTGAAAATCAAGTATCCGAACCCAGCTGACTCCAGCAAACTGTCCGGGGGCTATTATATTGACGTTCCTATCGGTTTTCAAGAAGGAGGGACAACATGATTCAGGTATATGAATATGATGAAAATTTCATTCTGACTAAACCCGTTCCGATTGAGCCGGATGAAGACGGCAACTATATGATTCCGGAGAATTGTACAACCGTTCAGCCTCCTTCTTTCATAAAGGCGATGTATCATCCAGCTGAGAAGAAATGGACGGAGCAAGCCACGCAGGAAGAGAAGAAAGCCCTAGAAAAGCAGATTGAAACTGGGCGGGAACCGTCGCCCGTTGATGAATTAAAATCTCAAAATGCGGCCATTACAGCGCAGTTGGCTGAGGCACAAAGTTTGGCCGAGTCGCAAGCTAAAATGATAGCCAATCTTTATTTAATGCTGGCTGAGGGAGGGAAAGGGGTATGATGGATTGGTTTACAAGCGTCAAGACCATTTATGGATGGGGGCGGCAGTATTATAGTAATGCAGACGTTGCCCGTTTTGTTGAGTTGGGCAGGATCACAGAGGAAGAATACAAACAAATAACCGGCTTGACCTACCCCATGACGATACAGCCCGTCAGTGTGGATTTAGGCGGCTCCGTAAACTAACAGCACCCATTGAGGTGTTTTTATTTTGCCTCGAAGGAGGTGATTACAAAATGGAGGGAATACATGTGTGGATGGATTTTGAAAGCTTACAGATCGCAAGAACATATCTTTTCGGGGAGGTGAAATACCTTGACTTACTTTTAATCCTTAACTTCTTGGACATCATCACCGGAATCATCAAAGCATGGCAGTACAAGAAGCTTCGCAGTCGTAGCGCGTTGTTCGGATATGTACGGAAAATACTCATTTTTCTTGTCGTTATCGTGGCAAACGTGGTCGATATCATTATGAACCTGAACGGCGTCCTGACCTTCGGAACCGTTCTTTTTTATATTGCGAACGAGGGTCTATCCATTACGGAGAATTTGGCACAGATCGGCGTTAAAATTCCGGCCGTTATCACTGAACGGCTGCATGCAATCGAAAGTGACAACGATCAGACAAAAGAAGATGACAATCAAGCAGCTAATTAATATGGCTGCTTTTTATATTATCCAAAAGGAGACGATAAATCATGGTAAAGATTGTTCAAGACTTCATCCCAAAAGGGCGCAATAACCGACCTGGTTATGCAATGAACCCATCTTATATCACTGTTCACAACACAGCGAATACGTCCAAGGGGGCAAATGCAGCGCTACACGCCCGTTACGTTAAAAATCCGGAGACGGGCACTAGCTGGCATTTCACAGTTGATGAAAAAGAAATTTATCAGCATCTGCCATTGAATGAAAACGGCTGGCATGCAGGAGACGGGAACGGAAACGGAAATCGGAAGTCTATCGGTATTGAGATCTGCGAAAATAGCGATGGTGACTTTGAAAAGGCTGTTTCTAATGCTCAATGGCTTGTCAAAAAATTGATGAAAGAGCAGGGGATTTCCCTTGCGAACGTGGTCCCTCACCAACATTGGTCAGGAAAGTATTGCCCACGCAAGCTACTTGATCGGTGGGACTCATTTAAATCTGGTATCAGCGGTGCACCGTCTAATACGGTAAGTTCCCCTGTTGTTAAAACAAAAGAATCTTATATTAAAAATACAGTTATTTCTGACAGCCTTAATGTGAGAACTCAACGCAATGCCAACTCGTCTATTGTGCTTGCTCTTCCTAGAGGTTCGACTGTTCAATATAAAAAAGGATCGACTCAAAATGGTTGGGGTTACATTAAATATACCAATTCTAAAGGAGCCACATACAGTGGTTACGTTAATGTAAGCTATATCAAGAGCAATGCAGAGTTAGGGAAAACCTCTTCGAAATCTGCGCCTGCTAAATCTTCAAACAAGACAAGCGGGGGTATTAAGTCTGTAGGCAAAATTAAAATTGTTGGTGTTAAAAATGCTGCCATTATTATGGACAAACCAGACCGTAAAAACGCCAAGAATGTGGATACAATTGGTCTTGGTAAGACAATTAATATCTCAGGTTCTGTTAAAGGCACAAACAACTCTAAAGGCTATTGGGAAGTCATCCATGACGGTAAACGGCGATACGTGTCTGGTCAATATGGAAAATTAGTTTAAGTAAATAAGTTGTCCCTTGCTCACGGCATTTACGGGTCGAAGACAAAAGCAAAGTTCGAAGCACTCTTGAAGTAATGCAAGCCCTCTCTTAAAAGGGAGGGCTTTTTCCATTTAACTTGATTAATAACTTAAAGGTTGGGAAAAGTTTTTCTCACTGACCCTCATCTTTTCACCAGATCTTTTGTAAGAGATTTTTGCTAAGGTTTCGTTTTCATCTATGTATGGCACTTTCCAAAATACAGTGATTTCACGAATACTCTTGTCTTCTATTGCTATGCGAGCTGCTAAATCCTCACTATACAATTCAATCATTTTTTTAGTTCTTGCTAATGAATTTTTTAAGTCAAAGGACAAGTGAACAAGTGCAATGTATTGTCCGTTTTCATCAGTTCCCAGATCCTGATTGACTTCAACTTCTTCTACAGTGACGTTTTTTAAATTTTTTTCCACTAAATCATTGATTTTATCTTCCTTTGTATCACTTTCTGTAAAAGTAGTCGTATCCTCATCTTCAACCTGTGCTTCTTCTTCATGACTAATTAAGCCAGTTTCGTATTTAATACTTAATTCATCATTGTCGAATAAAAGAGTGACTGTTGGTCCGCTTTCTACTCCGTCTTTTCCTTCAAAAACATATTCTTTTGCTCCAGCGTATAAGTCACTTTCTGATTTAGCTTTCCCTCCAACTGTTTTCTTGACTTCATCATAGGACATACCTTCTTCAATTTTTTTATACATCTGTGGGGTAATAGCTGCTTCATGTTCATCTTCAAATTTAAAAATGAATCTGTTTGTCAGAGACATTAGAAGCAGGATTGTCAAACATCCAACCGTAAGTTGAATCCCAAATTTTCTGGTAGACTTTAAAATAAGCAGACACAACCCTATGAATACTCCAACTATCATTAGGGCTGCGAAGATTGAAAAAAATAAGGCCAT